GTCCCCTGCACTGAACCCCCAGAACAAGCCACCCGAAACAAGATTTCGCGGTCTTCTGGGACCAAGGTAGTCCAAATGGTTTCCAATGACTGACGAGCCTCAATAGCTGCGGTCATATCGTAGCTCTCGGGCGTATGAACTTCGGCTACCGCTTCGAACTCCTGCACTCGCTTTTGTCGCCGGCTATCTGTGATCCGCCAATCCTGGGCCTGGTTGAACAAACTTCGGTAAACGTACCTTCGTTCCGCGGTAGCACAAAATCCCCACGTCCTTTGGAATCGGTCTGCTATCTTGGTTGCGCAAAGCCGTAGCTCCTGCGCCAAGTCATCGTAGCCCCTAGCGTAGTGGTCGATGCTTCCATTTCTGGGCCCAAATCTTCGGGAAATGCTTTTGGAGATCCCCTGGTACTCTTGATAGGCATTGATAACCGTCACGGCTTCCATGGTTCCCTTTTCTGGCCATCCGGCCTACCGTATCGGCATCCGCCAATAACGGCATAAGTTATGGTGGCTAACCACCTGATTTCTTTACTGCTTTGCTCCTATTATTCTGTTTTGGAGTAGAACGCAACAATTTTCGACCAATTTTTGCCATAAGTTGCGTAAATCGTCGCGTACCGCGATCTTATGCGGCTTTGCGGGCTTCCCCAATTGCCTTTACGAACATCTTTTCCAGATCATCCAACAACATCAATCGACGCTTAGATTCAACCATAGGAGATAATTCCACCAACAAAAGCAAAGCCGACAACGCAAAAAACGAATTGCGACCTATGCCTAGTTGTCGCTTCGCCAGTTCATCGAACGTAGCCAAAATCTGAAGGGGCAACATCAACGTGATTTTTCTTTTCATCGTCAAATGCTCTCTATCGCAGAAGTCCGACAATACGGCTGGCCCCCTGCTCGTAAGTAGTTCAAATGCTCTCTCGGGTACACACCAGGATCATGCGACGGCAACCAAACCAATCGCAAATCGAATAGCGCTGCCAGCACTGGGGCATATGATAGCATCGCTTCCCTCGCATCCGCGTCCCACATGAGGTCTAGCGCTCTTACCCCAGCTCGATAGAGCTTGGCAATCTGCACCGCGCTAATCGCCTTCCCAAAGCTCGCTACTGCATCCGGCCCAGCATGTACGCAATCCGTAGGCCCCTCGACAATGCACACCCGCGGATAATGCCTAGCGGTGTTCAGATTCATCAACACATCGCTCGATACCGCTGCCCCAGGTTGCTTTGGTGGGTTCAAGGCTTTCAAGAAATCCTTGTCCTGAGATTCCCACATCGCTCTAGCCTGCCAATACACAAGCTGCCCATCTTCCCACACGGGAAACACGAGCCTGTTGGCGTACCTGCCTTGATCGCAATAGAAGATCCCCAAGCGCTGTACGTCTTCCATCGTGATCCCGCGTTCCACCATGTAGGGCAACGGAGCCTCGATCAAACGCCAATGCTCCGGAGCGGCTACACGCACCACGCTTTGATGGTACGTGGTAACGAAATTCGTAAACTCCGGAGCGCTTATCGTAGCCAAGTCTTGAGCCGTAAACCTGGACGCTGAGAGCACTAACGCGACCGCACGCTTACGCTCGCAATGCTCCAAAAGCTGAATGAGGTCTAACAAACCGCCCGCGCCTTGGACGGCTTTGCGCTTCATCCGGATACCCAACCCGGCAATGGCAAACTTCTGGCACACCCAGCAATGCCAAGTCTTCTTGGTCACGTTGATCGTAAGCTTTTCCTTGGCACACGCTGGGCAGAACAATACCCATTCACCCGTTTGCGTTTCGGTAGCTCCGCGATCTCGTACGTAGCTCAAGAGATCAAAGCGCTCTATGGCCTGGTCAATCATCGCAAAGGCGCCTGCATCGGTTGGGGGGCTACAGGAGGTGGCGGTGCTACTTGCTGCCTAACCGCTTGCCTCTGTTTTTGCTGTGCCGGCGCATTCAACCCTATGGGCGCAGATCCCTCAGTCAAACAATCAGGCATGCTGGGGCTACGCGCATTCGGATCACCACGAATGCTCATAGTCGAAAAGTCACAAGAAACAACCCAACCAAGGTTCGCTTCATTGTCTCGGTACAGTTCAGCCAACAAACGCATGACCTTAGCCTTGCGCTCCTCGTTAGTTATGTTCAGCGAGCCTATGAAATCAGCCACACGCACCTTTTCATAACAGTCGGCTATCTGCCGTGCGTACAACCAATGCGCGTTGTCCTCGCTCCCCTTATCTGGACGTTGAGCCTGAGAAGCGGACCACACCGCGTAACCACGGTTAGCCAAGCTTTTCATATCCCGATAAGCTGCCTTTTGGTTTTCACGGTCACTGGCGTAATGCTTGGCCCTGCCATTAAGCAGATCACCGTAGTCGATGATCACCATATCAGGAGTCCAACCGTGCAAACGCTTCAGGTCTTTCAACGCTTCATGCACGTCCGCGCACGTATAGTTCCACTCTTCTACAAACCCCCGAACGTACAAACACCCCTTTAGTAACTGATACTCTTGATATGCCTCTTGATACTTTGCCGAGGATAGCCCCTCAGTCCTAATCGACCGATATAGTTCCTGAGTAAACCCAGACTCATACCTATCCTCTACCTGTGCCCTAGAACCTTCGAACACAAAATGCGCTACACGCCTAAGCTGCAACTTAGTAGCTGCCATCCCATGTTGCGTGAGCATGGTCGTTTTTCCGGTTTTGGCATACGCAACCCACAAGCCAAACTCACCCTTACTCAAACCCCCACCCAAGATATGGTCCAACGGATGCAACCCCGTGGCTATCGCCTTAGCACTAGCGTCTGCGGTCATACGCCGGATCTGTCGTTCTGGTAGTTCTTCGAAAAACCAACCTTCATCGGCTGCGCTCCAAGTGGTTTTCTGCAAGCGCTCCATGCGAGCCATCATGAGGTCATACGCCTGTTCGACCTTATGCGCGTTGTATAGCGCTCTGGATTCTTGGAAGGTACGCACGAAAATGTTGCGCTTCACGAAATCCAACGTGGCATTACGCATCCATGCTTCGTCTTTTAGGGGAGCCTGCCGTACTTGCTCCATGGCCACTTCGTAAATCGGTCGGATCTTGGGGTCCATCGTACGGGCTTGCTGCATGATCGTATGCACAGCCGGAAATGCCCCGTATTGTTCTTTGAAACGTAGGCAATATGCCCATGCCCACGACATAACCTCGTTTTCGAAAAACTGAGGCTGTATGTGCTCGCCTACCGCATGCCCAAAACGTGAGTCTTCGCAAAGTAGCCTCAACAGGCTTTTTTGGAACTCAGCGTCAAAGGGCAATTTAGGTGCGGCTAGATGGCTACCATCAGGCCCCATGACCTGACCTATTCGAAATCATCTGCGCTTCTTGTATCGACAATTCCCCACGCCTGAGAGCACCAATATCGAACGGCACCTTTGCTTGCAGCTCTTGAGCGCAACGATCTGCCAAAGGACACCCTACGCATGCCTTACTCTTCGGATGATAGCCGTAGGTGTGCTCCCACATTTCCTGCAAACACCTTTCGGGCTTACCTTCCCCCCGATACCTAGCTTTCATGATTTCGGCCAAAGGCATGAGGTCACGATTTCGATCCAGCGTCTTACCGTCAGCCAAAGCTTGTTGATCAGCACCCTGCCTAAGCGTAGCCGAGAAAAACGGTGTGTCTGTCATCTCTCGATACGTGGCTACCCTACGTGCCAAGGATGTCTTAGCAGGTATCAAGCTGTTCAATGCCGGCGCGTGAATCCACTTTCGGATCTTGAACAAATGGTAAAGCCAACGTCGCGCATCAATGCTCTGCGACTGGCACCACTCATCCAATTTCGTAAACAAGGGGATCCCTTTTTTGGGCCCCAGATCTCGGACAGGATGTCTCTCCCTCAATTGCTGTAAATGAAAAGTGTGCGCCCGATAGCGGTTGTAGTCATGCAACAAAATCTCAGCCCTTGCTTGCGTTCCCGTAGTCACTGTTGTCCCTTTCTGCACCATCCGGTGCAGTATTCAAAATCGGATCAAGGCGTGATATCGCGCTCTTTTGCAGCACGCTTATGCTAGTCGGGTTTTTGCGATCAAATGCAAACCCATAAGTAAACATATCCACGTATTCTAAGCGACCTATCCAAGTTTGCGAAACATCCAATGCGGAAACTGGCCAAACCCGAATAAGTTTGCCTTTGTACTCATCCAACGTATCCGCCTCTGGGCCCCATTTACTGTACTTTGGAGTGCTCATGCCGGGTCTCGCTCCAAGCTCCAAGTCGGGTCCATCTCTGTAATCTGACCAATCAAATCCCGAATGCAGCGATCCATCTCAGGCACGGTCAGAGTTTCCCCGTGACACTTCTCCACAGACACCCCGTCAATGTTTTCGGTTTCCCCAGTCTTAATGGTGCTACGAAGATCACGATAAGCGGCAACCATATTTTGAAAATGTTCACCCCCCTCTGGCCACTTAAACGAATCCACTAAATGAACCGAATTTAAAACCAACCAAGTACGGCCTGAAGCACTCAACCACTGTTTCATCTTCGCAGGAGACTGCATGCCTGTATCCATTGCAGCTTTTGACCGCTCAATCTCGCTCATCTTTCGGACTTCAGGCAAAAGAAATTCTTGTGTCATATCAGCACTCCAAGAAAAAACGCCCGGTTGAATCAAAGGGACATGACCAACCGGGCTTCAAAGTGCTAACCCAAACAGATTAGCACGCAACACTACCCATTCATAGATCAAGACGACAAACTAGGGTCCGACCCGCCAACTTTCTGCAACCAATTCGACAATTCATTGGCGTCTGACAACACCGTCACGTCAAACGTGGGCTCAAAATAGTAGCATTCTAGCCTTTCTTCGCTATGCGCCAGCAAATGCCTGTGATGCCTGTCAGCGAAATCAACGATGATTGCTGCACGCTTCCCAGGAATCGCAGTAGCAACCCGGTAGGCGTTTTGGGTCAACGTCACTTCCGCCTTTTCCCCACGCACGTAAACAAGCGCATCCACGTTGGGAAGATCAACGCCTTCCCCAAGCAAACTCGTACCCAACAAAATCTTGACCTCTTGGTTTGCCAGGAACGATTCGATCACGCGGACCTGTACGTCCCGCGGCCTATCTGTACTCAAAAACTCTACAGCGTTGAATTCCGCGCCTGCCGGCGCCTCTGGCAAGTAAGCTTTGAGCGCATGGTCAAGCTCCCTGCCCTGCGCTTTGGTGCCCACTAGGATCAAGACTTTCTTGCCCAACTGCCAAAGCTGTAACGCCGCCGCCGCTGCCAATTGATTTCTGTAATGGTGCTCATGGATGCCCAGTTTCCCGAAACCTCCGTTGAACATATTTCCCGCACCCCGCAATTTCGGATGCGCGGGCACTGGCACGAACACGACTTTGGTGGGCACCAGGAAACCACGATTCAACAACTCGGCACTAGTGACTTTGTAGATCGTGTTGCTCAATAGCCCGTGCATGGCCATGTCATCGGTTCCCGACCTGAAAAACGTACCCGTCATCCCAAATCGGTAGAAAATGTGATCACACTTCGGGAATATCTCTTTTGTGAACGACTTGGCCCCCATGTGGTGCGTTTCATCCACAACAAGCATTTGCCGCGTAGCGTAGAATTCCACGGGAAGCGAAACCGCGGTTGCCATCGTACACGTAACGATGTTTGAGTTAGACGCTTCACGCCAATGCGAACCGCCTATCAGGTGCGTCACGTAGTTCTTACCAAAAAACCCTTCAATCACTTTTGTGGTTTGGTCAATAATGCGGTCTGTAGGCGCTATCCAAATCGTGGGCAACGCAATCCTTCTCTGTAATTCACACGCCACCCTGGTCTTCCCAGATCGTGGCACCATGTCAAAAACCCCACGCCCTATCCTCACGCCGGCCGCTACCGCGGCTTCCTGGTAGTCGCGCAACGGGATGGGCGCCAATTCCGGAAAACCTGGCTCTGGGCGTATTCGGGTATCGTGGACTTGAGGCACGTAGTTGTACTTGGTGCAAATCCTGGTCAACTTTGCTAGGAGCCCTGTAGGGAAATACGGGTACATCGTTTTTGGCTGGTGCAGTAACCTGATCCAACCATCCCAACCAGAAACGTTTTCCCCTTCAGGGTTTTTGAACCCATGCTGAATAGCAATTGCCTGGGGAGTAGGATAACGGCTTTCTTTATCCAGAAGACCTAGAATGAATTGATCTGCCTCAAGGATACTGGTCCAGGTATTCCCTACTTCAAACCTGACTGAGCCAGTCATTTATTTTCCCTTTTCGAATTTGAGACTACGAATTTTTTCGTATCTCTTAGGATCTAAGATCTATAAGATCTAAGATCTATTAGGATCATAGAACATTAACACCCCAGCCCCTGATCCTTGTTAGGGGATACATTGGGCTTGTGGGCTGGGTTTTTGGTGAGGTAATCAAACCTCAATAGATCAAGACGACAAAACACCCCCCGACTGGTCATCTTTTTTCACTTTTAGTGAAAATAGTTTGGTTTTGGACTGCAAATTTGCAGTAAGGTAGGAAATTCTCGAGAATTTTCAGCTACTTAGCCGTAACCTGTATGACTTTGATGGCTACAGAAAGGACCGCTACGGATAGAATAGCGGTCACAGTAGCCACAAAAGCGGGTCGTTCATACCATCTAGGGGAGTACAATTCTTCAGCTTTTTCAAGTTGCTTCAACAGAAGATCCTTTTGCAACTTTTCTGCATCTTGATCGTTCTTTCGCATGGCCTGAAGCCCCTGGATCTGAATTTGAGCCAGATCATTGGCCTCCCCCACTGACAAAACGATCCTATCCTGGCACCCTTCGGCCATGACCCCCAATTTTGCAGCTCGACGGTTGGTCATAAGCATGCCCGTGAATGGGGCTGTTTGGCCCACAATTAGCCCCTGGACGCAGTTTTGGGGGTCATTAGGGTAGCATACCTTATCCAGGGTCTGCGCATGCCCAAAGGCCCCGTAGAACGCTACAGCGCTATTGACGAGTAATGCTTTCCAAGAACTTGGCCAAAGCAACCGGGTCATTTTCCAGCTCCTTCACTTTCACGGCTTGTTCGTTCTCCAAAGCCAAAGTCTGCAACTTGTACTTGTCCTTAACTGCCGCGGTAGCTTTCTCAACGCCCATTTGGATCTGCATGTCTCGAACTTGTGAGCCCGCTTGGATCACTCGCAGCTTATCGAGTACAGGTTGCAGGATGTTTTCGCCGGCCTTGCCACGCCATTTCCTGAATGTGAAATAGCCGACAACCGCTACTAGGATCAAAACAGGAACGAACCAATAATCCTTGATCCAGTACAGCACCTTACGCGCTAAGCTGAGTGCTACCATTGCCGTTCCCCTTGAACTTGTCCACAATTTTGGCTGCACCATTGATGCCTAGAAGCGCCCAAAGGGTCCAGAGCATGGCATCTGGTACTTCAGACGCGGACTTGAGTGCCTTAGGAATATCCAGTTTGGCTGTCTGTAACGCGGCTTCTACTTCCGGAGAAACATGCCCCCCTGTAATGCCCAGCCAGATCCACATGCACGCGCCGTAGGTGAAAAGGGCCAAAAACTTGTTCATACTCACGGCTTGTACGCCGTTTTTTTCTTCCATGAACATAGCGCCGACAACTTGCCACGCGCCTTTGCGCGTAGCCGCTACGGTTTTGGTGACGAGAGATCCTACTTTTGGGGTTTCTTGCTCGGGCATGACGGGTTCTCCTTGGTTTCTGTTTTCTTCCTTGCTTCCAAATACCAGTATTCGAGGCTTTCGGCCTTCGCGTTCACGTTGCCTTGTTGTATCAACCGCTGGCGCCGCAATTCGTTGAACCTTTGTTCCAGGGTTTGCATCGCTTGGCCTAGTCGGTCAAATTCAATGCGTGCTTCTTGGTATTTCTCTAGCGCATGCTTCACAGTGGCGTTGTCTGGCTC